CGGATACGACCGCGCTTGAACCTTTTAAGGCAACGGCAGTACTACTTGTTTGACCAGTAACTGTTTCTCCATCCGTGAAATCTTTATATCCAGTTTTACTGTTTTGTGTATAATAGATTTTAGTTCCATCTATTCTAACTACATAAGCTTGAGCACCAGATGATCCACCAACTAATAATTCGTCGATTGTATAACCACTAGCAGCTGCTGAGAAATCTAAATAGTCCATAGCTTGTAATGTTGTTGCAGTAGAAATAGTAGTTCCACCCGAATTAGTTGGATTTTTAATTAATGTAATTTGTCTGAAATCATTCCCAGTTGTTAGGTCTGCTCCTGCTCCACCTGAACCAGATAATTGTGTATTCACTCCTACGAAGAATCCACCTAATTCTGATACTGGATCAACTCCGTGTCCTAAAGCTGGGGCGATTGTAGCATTAGCTACTGCTGAACCAGTTGAGAAAGTAATATCTGCGACTGTATAATCAGTACCTTTGTTGTTCAGTGTGATAGAAGATACACTCTGTGTTGAACCTGAACCGGACATTGTAATATTACCTGCAGCGACAGTAGCACCTGAACCATCTCCAGTAATAGTGACTGTAGGTTTAGCAGAATAATCTCCGCCACCTGCGCTAACTTCAATCCTTTCTATACCTGCTGCGTTTGCATGGAGTTTAGAAGCTTTTTGGTTTAAGTATTGTGCATAATCTCCTTCTGATAAAGCTGCTTCTGCGTCGGCATCTGCTGCATATGCAAATGTTAATATAACACCATCTGAAATGCTTTGTGCTGCGGAAAGAGTAAGCTTAGAACCTGCAATAGCCGAAACTGTTGGTGTTCCAGAAATTCCTGTACCTGATACTGTCATTCCAGTATGTATTTTAGAATTAATTTCTGTTAATATAACTGTTGCGCTAGAAGAAACTGCCCCTGCTACTGTTCCTTGGCCACCAAGGGAAACGGTCTTGACTGGCATGTAAGAAGTAGTAAGGAATTTCTCTGAATCTGCAACTGTTAAAGTATACATATATTTCCATGTATAACCATCTGATTCTGCTGTTGGAGCAGTTAATGTTTGAGTTGGTTGAACTGTAGATGGTGTTGTTGGTGCAACGAGACACTTGTAAACTTTAAATTCTGATGTAATTACATAGAATTTTTTATCAAATATTGCTCCATCATTACTATCCCAAGCATAATAAACTGTTCCAGTAGTCCAAGTATATCTTGGCACGATATGGGTAACATCAGTAGCAGCTACTTTTTGCATAGCCATAATCTGTGATCTTGCTTCTCCAATATCATCTATATGATCATTTGGGGTAAATGGTGTTGTATCAGTAGTATCTGAAGTAGTTAAAGACCATACGTCTGGCTTACCGATAGCTACATATACGCTATTCGATGCTACGTCTTCTTTAAAATTTTCAGCATTAACTGTTCTAAATTTTGATGTGACTATTGCTGTCATTTTCGTTTCCTCTAATCTATATGAACAAAACTGTTCACGTTATATCTATTTATACTAGTTGAACCCATGTTTTGTATTTGTGTGGATCCAAAATGTTCTAATTTACCATTCTGATCATATAACCTTGCCGTTGTATCAAACGGGGCTTTAAGCTCGAATGGATTTGTTTCATCAAGTGTTTCACTTCGATCGTCTTTATGATTTAAATATAATATTAATATATTTGTTAAATCCTTTGCACGAAGTTCGTTATGAACTTGACTTCCTAATCTAATTTGTGGTTCAGTAACATAACCTTGACCACCGTTAGTGATAGTAAAACCACTTATGTTTTTATTACCATCTAAATTTAATACTGCAGCTGCTTGTACGTTTGTACTTAATAAATTTCCTTCAGAATCTTGTGCTGTTGGTGCATCTATTATAAGTGTAGGAGCTACTCTATAATTTTTAGGTTCGCCTTCTACTATATTTATAGTTGCTATTTTACCTACGTTTGGATTCGCAGATGGTGTTAAGAATATAGTAGTAAAACCAGAACCACGATCGCTAATAGTAATATTATCCTCATCAACTCTTCCCTGAGCGTCAAGAGTCAAAGTGATTGTTGGGTTATTCATATTTTGACCTGTACCATTTATTGTTACAGATGGTGCAGAAGAATATCCAAAACCAGGTTCACTAACTTCTACCTTGTCTATCAGTCCATCTAGTTTAGTAACCGTTGCTGTAGCAGTTTTACCCTGGAATTTATGTACTGGTCCTACTCCTAATCCTGATAGACTAATAACTGATCCACCTACTGCCGCAGATAAGGTAATAGCATTACCAACTTTGGTTTTAACAAAATAAGTATTGCTTCCTGGTGTCGGGTCTAAACCTGGTATTGCTGTTCCATCAGTTGTATATGTTAGTTGATCATTTACCTGGAATACTGCTGCTTGTGGAGCAGTTAATGTTATAGTATTAGCTGATGTACTCACTATAGATGAACTTGATCCGTCAAATATATGTTCTTCTGGCGCAGCGATTGTTACAGTTGGTGATTGGAAATCCCTTCCCCCATCTCCTAGATTAATAGCATTTATAGATCCAAATCCATCTGCAGTAACTGAAGCTCCTGCAGGATTTGTTTGGCCACTAGATCCATCTGAAAATGTAATTGCCGGATCGGCTATATATCCACTTCCAGGTTCTGTAATACTTGAAGCACTTATAACACCGTTCTTTAATGAAGTCGAAAGCGTAGCGCTTTTGTGTATATCTGCTGTGACCTGCGGTGTAAATGCTGAAGCAAACATTTCAACTAATAGTGGAATATCTTCAACACCAATTACCCCTGGTTGTATTCCTGGCATTGCAGAAAATAATCTGGCCAAAGTACTTAACATCTTCTTATTGTTTACTGTTCCAACATTGACAAAATTTAATAATAGTAAAATCTCACCGAAGAATTTAAATCCAGCTGGGTGAACTAATCTTGTAAAAGCGTCTGACCAATCTGAAATGTTTTTACCTGTTTTAATCAGATAACTAAATTTTTGGTATCTTAAACTATCTTGTATTTTAATACCATCAGATAAGAATCCTTTATTCGATAAGAAAGCTCCTGACCCTTGGTCCCAAACACCTGATGATGGGATAAGAGTTTTATCATATGGTCTTTCTACTTCTACCACTTCGTTAAATAATAACCTAAAGAAGATTTCTATACTATCGCTTGAACCTCTTACTTTATAAAAGTCAATTATATTCTTATATAAATTTCGTTTATTAACTGTGACGTCTCTTGGAATAGCAGCAGCTATTTCTTTTTGCATAAATTCTAAATAATTAGAAGCATTTCCATCTATATCCATTGCTTCTTCGATTGTATTCATAACATTCGATGGTCCTGGACCAACCCAGTTTTTAACCACTGTGGTTAATGTTGCTGTTTTAGAATTATGGGTTGTTAATCCTGTGACTGTATATGTTTTACCTATCTCTGATACTTCGTTAGCTAATGTTCCAGGTAATTCGTTACCGTTGGTTATAGCTACGTTGATTGCGTTTAAGCTAATAGTAGTAGTTGTTCCATCTGTATCAGTAATAATTAAAGTAGATTCAGCACCTGTTTCGTCTGTAAAAAATTCGTCGTTCTCGTTATTAGGATCTGATATTCTAAATGCTGCCTTACCATCTAGGACAACGTCTGTAAATGTTTTAGTCTGTGAATATATAAACTCTTCCATATTCATAAACGTATAATATGATTTCATTAAAGCTTCAAGCTTAGAAGAGTTTTCCAGAATATGTGATGGAACTAATTGTTTAAAATTAATGTGCTCTTTAGTTTTCTTCTTAGAAGACGCTACGGTTTCTACGTATCCTGGTGAGCTATATTCTGAATCGTATGATGGCATTATTTAATTCTTGGTGTAGTTGTATATGTGATTGAACCAGACGATCCGCTTACTGAGATTGTATCAACCTCTGGAGATATAGTTACTCTTTGTTGATCGATAGAAAGTAATTGATCTCTCTTAGGAGCTAAGTCTAGTGAATTAGGTACTACTGTTATTCTTATAGATGTATCTGTAGATGGTGCAAAGCTATTTAAAGTAATAGTTCCTTTTTCAACATCTATTTCACCTGCTGACGGGATTACTGTTACGTTAGCACCGGATACGACTTTATAAACTATAATTGTTCTTTTTGTAGAACCTGTAATAGGAACATCACCAAAATAATGATCTTCGGTATCACCCGAAACTTTAAATGCAGTAGAAGATAGTATATGTTTTGTAGAATCTCCTGACTGATAAAATGGTGAAGTAAAAGTTAAATTAAAATTATTTGTCGATTGATTTGTAGTTGCCGCTATAGTTTGGAACATACGAGGTCTTACAGTACTGTTTTGAATCGAAGGATCTGCATTATCAATTGATTTTGTTAATTGTGAATGTCTGAATACCCCATCAAACTTATTTAAGTTATTGAAATTATAATCACTAATAGTATCTCTTACAACCGATTGTAAATCAGAACTAG